CTAATACCTAATTCATCAACCATAATCTCTTGACAAGCTAATTACTGTAGTGTTATTATAGTACACTACGGAGTTTATCTATGGATGAGAGAATCGAAAAAGCATTTGCAGTTGCTAATTATATGGCGACTTTATCAAATCAAAGACGCATACTTTTAGAAGAATACGATCAAAAATTAGTTTATTATACCAATGGTGCCAGCTTTAAAATTACACCAGAGCTAATCAATTTTACAAAAACCACATTAGATCTAGGATATACTGAAGATGTAGCATTTGTTGATGTAAATAATTTTCCTGTAGTTGTTAACAATGTTCGAGAATTCTTTGATAAGATTGTTGAAATTTATTATGAGTCTACAAACGACTATGCTGTCAGATATGCTGATCTAAAAATAAAAAGAAAAATATCGGATATTGTTGAGCTATGACAACAGGAGCGATACTGTTTGCGCAAAATAATGGCGGAATAGATTATGTCAAACTTGCGGTACATGCTGCCAAAAGACTACAACACTATCTTGATATTCCTGTGTCGATCATAACAGATAGTCCAGGCTGGCTAGAAAAACAATATCCAGACCATGTATTTGATCAAATAATAACCCTATCAGAAAATGTCTATGCCAACCAAAAGAAAACGTTTTACGATGGATCACTATCTGTTAAAACCCTAGAATGGAAAAACTTTTCAAGAAGCCAGGTGATCGATCTTACTCCTTACGATCGTACACTAGTTATTGATAGTGATTTTATAATTAATTCCAGTGTATTAAAATCTGCACTTGATAATGATTATGATTTTCAAATTTATCAGAATAGCATGGATCTAGCCGATTATAGACCTGTAGAAGAATTTAAACGTATAAGTCAGTGGAGTATTCCATTTTACTGGGCTACTGTCTTTATCTTTAATAAAAATACTATTACACAGTCCTTTTTTGATCTAGTGTCCTATATCAAAAGCGAGTGGTTATATTTTAGAACGCTATATGGGATTACCAGCACAACATTTAGGAATGATTTTGCTTTTAGTATAGCAATACATATTATGAATGGAAAAACTAATGGAGGATTTGCTATAGAATTGCCAGGCAAGATGATATATTCCATGGATAAAGATGTATTAATAAACTTAGAAGACAACATAATGAGATTCTTAATACAAAAGAAAAATTTTCCAGGCGAATATAATTTATTAAAAACAACAGGACTAGATGTTCATGTTATGAATAAGATGAGTTTAAGTCGTTACATAGACGGAGGATCAGGTGTCTAAAGGATTTTTAATTTTTGCCGAAGGACAAACATACGTTCAACAAGCCTATGCACTTGCACTGAGTATACAATATAGTCAAGAAGAAACCAAATTTGTAAGCCTAGTTACACTAGATAATATTCCAGAAGAATATCGATCAGTTTTTGATCACATAATTCCCATTCCGTGGTATGATTCTCCAGGTGGAAAATATTCTGCAGAACACAGATGGAAAATGTATCATGCAAGTCCGTATGAAGAAACTATTGTATTAGATGCTGATATGCTACTACTAGAAGATATCACAACATGGTGGGATTATTGTAGTAATTTTGATATTAAATTTTGTAATAGAATTAAAAATTACAAATTAGACACAGTAGTTGATACTGTTCATAGAAAAGCATTTATTGCTAATCGACTAACCAATCCTTATTTTGCCTTACACTATTTTAAAAAATCAGATTCTGCATTAGAGTTTTATCGTGTATTAGAATTTGTTTGTAATAACTGGGAATGGTGCTGGACTAAGTTCGCTCAAGAAGAATATCAAAACTGGATCAGTATGGATCTTGCTACAGCCATAGCCATTGAAATTTCTATGAACTATACTAGTGTTAATGATCGAAATAGTCCATTGGAATTTATTCATATGAAACCTGCAATACAAGGCTGGCAAGACCCTGTGCACCGATGGCAAGATGTAATTACATGGATTCTTAATTCCAAAGGCAACTTAATTGTAGGTAATATTCAACAAAGTAAATTATTTCATTATATAGAATCAGATTTTATTGATGAAAATATTATATTAAAATTAAAGGAGTTAGTGTATGGCAAAGAAAAATAAGACTCCTGTGGTTATAAAACCTATTAAATATTTTGCCTATTTCAATCCCGAAACTTTGCAAATAACTTGTGTTTCAAACAATACTGAACCACAAGAAGAACATTTTGTTGAAATGCCACTAGAAGATTATCTTTTAATCGGTCAAGCTAAAAAGAATATGCACGACTATAAAATAAATCGTACTGTAAATTTTGATGGCACAGTTGCATATCAATTGATGACACAGCAGATATTTGAAGAATATAATCTTAAATCAAAATCTTTTGTTTGGGTAAAAGATAAGGTTAGTAATTTGTCAGAGTTTGTAGTTGAATGGAGTGGTACAAATAAAACATGGACATTTAGAATTACAGATCAAGGTAGACAATTTTTATCAGGTCCTCAATACGACAGCACAATAGTTATATTTTTAACATTAGAAACAGATTTTGATTTTTTAATTAGATCATTTTATTTGAGAATACATGATCTATTAAAGAGTGGAAAAATAGTATATGATTTTGAAAGTAATATAGAAAATAAAATCGATAACATTTCTGTTGTTACTAAAAAAATGTTTAATTTATATGGATTAAAAATAAATGATTAAAATTATAGAACAGGATATTATATTTCTCAGCTACGATGAACCCAACGCTGAAAAAAACTATGCAGATTTAGTAGCCAAAGTACCATGGGCTAAACGTGTACATGGAGTCAAAGGTAGCGATGCCGCTCATAAGGCCTGCGCTGCCTTGAGTGATACTGAATACTTTGTTACCGTAGATGCAGACAATATTGTAGATCCAAAATTTCTTGAAGTTGAAATAGACATAGATAAATTAGGTTTGACACCTGAACATGTGTTTAGTTGGTGTGGCCGGGTACATGTTAACGGGCTTATGTATGGTAATGGCGGATTGAAATTATGGACACGTAAATTTGTTAATGCAATGCGTACACATGAAAATAGTGATCCAGAAGATACAAAAGGACTTGTTGAATTTTGTTTTGATGACAAATATTATCAGTTCAATGAGAGCTATAGTGAGAGCTTTACTAACGCAAATCCGTTTCAAGCGTGGAGAGCAGGATTCCGTGAAGGTGTTAAAATGTCATTAGATCAAGGAGCCAAAGTACAAGATCTTAAAACAATTTGGTGGCAAAACTATCATAGATTGCTAATTTGGTGTAATATTGGTGCTGACGTAGAAAATGGAATGTACAGTATATTAGGGGCAAGAGAAGGTGCGGCGTTGACCAATTGCACTAAATGGGATTACAGTAATGTTCGAGATTTTGAATGGTTAACAACATATTGGGGAAAATATTACGAAGATGCTCCGATAGAAACACATCGAGAGCAAATTAACTTTTACGGTAATGAGCTTAAAACAAAATGCGGATTAGAAATTGCAGAATTAGATTCTGCAAGTAGTGAGTTTTTTAAAACAGTTTATAACAATTCACTTCGAATTATTAGAAAAAGATAATGTACGATATTATATTCATTAGTTACAATGAGTCAAATGCAGATGAAAATTTTGCAAATTTAAAAGAAAGATTTCCTTTAGCAAAACGTGTTCATGGTATTACAGGTATACATAACGCTCATATTGCAGCTGCCCGTAAATCATTTACTAAAATGTTTTGGGTAGTAGATGCAGATGCTCATATATTAGATACATTTAATTTTGATTATACTGTACCAAACTGGGATCTAGATGTTGTTCATGTTTGGCGCAGTCTAAATCCTATTAATAATTTGTCATACGGATACGGAGGAGTTAAGCTACTACCAAAGGATCTTACATTGAAGATGAATACTAATACTATAGATATGACAACTAATATTAGTGATAAATTTAAAGCAATAGATGCTATCAGTAACATTACAGCATTTAATATAGATCCTTTTAGTACTTGGCGTAGTGCTTTCAG